TTTATTTCATCTCCGGCAGCCGGTCTAGCCAAGTTCAGTACTTCATTAAACAACGCTACTTTGTCCATACAATCCCCTTTTGTGTTGCACTGCAATAAAACATTTTTATAGTCCAAGGGTCGAGGCTATCTGTTCGTGAATCGTCAGATGAGTACCCAACCAGTCATAAAAATCTTGCTCGGAATTAAAGTCCACATCGAGCATATTAAAGGGGTCAGAAAGCCCTAAATAGAAGGCTAGAGCTTGATGCTCTTGCTGGTGTGCTAATAGCCAGTCGTCTAGGTTTTCAACATAAGCATCCGTAATCGGATACTTTGGATAAAGAATGTTGGAATCCGCTAAGGTTTGCCAAAAAAGGTAATGCTGTACGCCATTTTCAAACATGAACTCATTTAGCGACTCTACGTTGCCAAACTCAACAATGCTCAATGTTTCCATGTTCATAGGGTTTTCCCTATCTATCTGCTTTGTTACGCAGTTCTCTGTAAATCTCAGCCAACATTCCCTTAATTTCTGAAATGTCAGACTTGTAATCGTCTTTCGTTACATAGTTTAATGGCATTGCTCTAACATCATCATCGAGCTTGTTCATGGTTCTACTAATGTTATTTAGTATCCAACCGCCAAAAAAGCCAGCAATAGCCACGGCTATATTAAATAGTATTTGCAAATCCATTTATAAAACTACCCATCGAGAGCCACTAGCAACGGTGACTGTGACATTGTTGGCAACCGTCACGTTCCCAGCAGACATAGCGTTATACCCAGACCCAATCGTAACATTAGATGAAACATTGTTCTTGTTGATGACAATACCATTTTCAGCGCTAAATAAGCTAGAGCTTAATTGTCCTGTTGATGGATTGAAATACAGTTTTGTAGAGCTTACGTTTTCTGTTGTAATCTGACCAGACGTGTTAGCCGTCATGGTGATATAGCGTGTGCTGTTGCTTGTTGTATCGTCCGTAAGGCTAATGCCCGTTGCTGGCAAGGCGTTGCTTACCCAAGCTGAACCAGTAGAGGTTAGTACGTTTCCAGTAGTTCCCGGGCTAGGTAATGGCGTAGTAACTGAAATAGTTACGTTAGAGCGGGTTGTACCGTCAGCTCCAGCTAAGGTTATGCCAGCACCCGGTACAAAGTTAATAATTTGCCGTGTTGCAACATCAACGCCGTTATTCTGAACCCCAACTAATTGCTGAGTGGTATTGGCTACTACGGATAAAGTACGGTCAGCAGATAAGTCGCCACCACCAGTTAAGCCAGTTCCAGTATTAATGGCACGGGTATTTGGTACTGCGCCAGTAACGTCTGCGACTGGAATAGTGGTGCTAGCAGTAACATTGCCACTACCGTTGTTTCCATACAAATAACCAGATAGCAGCGTGGTCTTAACGTTATTAACGGTTACTAAACCACTAAAGCTAGCGCTGCCATTGGTAATGGTTGTATTGTCAATCGTACCGCCAGTAATCGTGACATTATTGGCATTTTGGGTAGCAATCGTGCCAAGTCCTAAAGCCGTTCTAGCGTCTGCTGGAGCTTTGTTTTCCCAAACATTAAGAACTGTGCTGTAAATTAAAACGCTGTTATTAGCTACTGGGGACGTAATACGAACATCATGGAGTTCATCTAATTCATAGCCGTTATCGACTTTGACGTAAATAGAGCCAACATTGTTATCAACCCGCTCTACCCATCCGACTACAACTAATTGGTCAGGAGCTTGTGGCTTAGTGGTCGTTAAAGCACCAGCAGTAGTTGGAGATAAATAAACTGTAGCGCCAGCAACAAGACCAAGTGTGTTTAGCTTATAGAGCGCACCAGAAACAATAATGAAGCCCTCTGCTCCGCTAGTCATGGTTTCAGCGACTAAGCCGATTGTGCCAAAAGAAGTGGCTTCTACATCGGCTCTAGCCAATTTAACGGCTACTCGGTTTCCTTGTGCGCCTGAAATATAGACGGCTTGACCTTTAGTTAGTGTTGTCCCGCTGTCGTTATAAACACGGGCATATTCTTGCGTACCAATCTGTAAAGTAACCAGTCCGCCCTTTAGACCAACGGCTGGAACTCCATCACCATCATCCCAGTACATTTTGCCTAATGCAGAGTTTTCAGCTGCAGTAGTATCAAACAGTACAAAATTGGTTTCTACGTTAGTTAGTCCTGTTGCAGTGCCGCCAGTAATGGTTACGGCATTGGCGTTTTGATACGCCATAGTTCCCAAGCCAGTGACGTTACCGGCTGGAATATTGTTAAGGTCAATGGTTACGTTGCCAGTAAGAGGACCGCCACCATCAAGATTGTTACCAGCAATAACGTAAACGGTATTGGGTACGGCTCCCGGTACGTTAGCTACTGGTACGTTATCTAGGCTAACCGTAACGTTACCCGTTAATTGACCACCACCAGATAATAGCCCTGAAGCTAATACATAAGCTGTATTGGGCGTGGCTCCGACATTAACTGCAGTAAGATTAACTACTCCAGTTTGACCGTTAACGGATACAACGGCTTCGGAGTTATCGACCTTTTGCCAAACCGAGCCATTAAATACAGCCCAGTCATTAACTTGCCAATCTGTAATTCCGTCAAGGTTGGTTGTGCCGGCTACAGAAACTAGGTAATAGTATCCCTTTGTACCAATGCCGCTTTGTAGAGTAGGCGTGTTGGTACTAGCGTTCCAAGTGCCTTGGTAATTTAATGAACCAGACGCACCACCGGCAGCGACCTTGAGCATTTATAGTCCATCTCCGGGTACGATGAACAAGTCAGCCGTATTAGCTGCCGTAATCGCTGTAAAGTACGCATTGGGTTGGAATGTTAAAATCTCATCGGTATTAGGCAATAGATACAAAACGGGTTGAGCATTGGCTCCAGCACCCGTTGGAATGACGCAGTTAGTTTGAGCTTCGGTAGCCGTTGCTCCCCATGCCAAAAATGCACCTTGAGTTCCAGACGAATTAATGATGCGATACTGGTTTCCACCTAGCGTAGTGGACGTTACTTGAACGGCTGCTGGGTAGGAAGTCGCTGCTTGAATCTTGACTGTTTTGCCACACGGCGTAAAGGCTGCTGGAACTGACATATTATCTCCTTATGGCAAAGTAGCTACGTATGCTTTGGCTGCTTTAGCCGTCATCAAATTACCATCGGCATCCTCAAGCTGACCGCCGTTTTTTAAATGTGCTTGGAACTCAGTATTCTCAGCAACACAAGTTACTCGGCATAATCCATCGTCATCAATACGAGCAAATACTGTACCAAATTCGTCTTGTTTAATAAGTTTATAAATCATAGTTCAGCACTCCATGCTAAAAACGCATTTGCATTATTAATACTTGAACAACCCCTGCTACCTTGTCCAGTAGTTAATCCAGACGAAACAGTAAAAATAGTTAGCGATTGAAATTCATTTGATGGTGCTGAGTATGTTGGAACGGCACTACAAGTTGTTGCGGTGTTTTCATGCGCAATTGAATAATCACTAGCAGTTCCTGATGTTTCTAAAGCAGTTGGTCGTGTTCTTAAAGTTACTGGGAAAAAAACCATAATATTTGCTGTTGTTGTTGCGGTGTTATATCCTGTACCTAAATTGCTAAATGAAGTTCCAGCTGATTTAACTTTATAGTAATACCTCTGACACAAAGCCAATTCAGTTCCATACGGTCTGTAGTCAAAGCTAGTAGCGGTAGAGCCTACTTCGAGTTGAACTCCTGTGATGTAGAATGTTGCTCCGTTTGTGCCGACTACGGATGTTGCTCCTGTGGCTGAGAAATAGTTATTAGCAGACCAGCTACCAGCAGTTCCGCTATAAGTTGTGCCTACACCAAGACCAAATCTAACAATTAAACCTGAGCCGTTGGTTGTGTCCCATGTTCCGCTAGAAGTTCCAGTAACCGTTATAGATTTTTGTTCCCAAGTATCTGCCGCAGAAATTGTGTAGGTAAATGGATAAGAATATGTTGAGCCACCTACTAAAGCACCACCAAAAGTTCCTGTTAATGAACTGCGAACCCAAAATGACAATGTTACGGTTTTAGCATTGGCAGTTCCCCAGTTTAAATCAGCAACATTGTATCCTTCAATATTCTGTGCAACTACATAAAAATCACCTGAACCAACGCTGTAAGCAGAAGATGAAGTAATCAGTAATGACTTATTAAATCCAGCAGGAGCAGTAGAAGATTGTTGTGCTGTAAATTTAGAAGTTACAGAGCCAGTTACAAAAAACCTATCTACTGGAAACACATTTCCTGTGGTTTGAGTAACACTAGCACCAGCATTACGCTGGTCTATGGTCATGCTCCCATTTATGATTTTGTTTTTGAAGCCTGTAACTGGCACAAGATACTCAGAAGTATCTGCACCGCCATAAGTAGGGGTTGTTATTCCGTTTGTGCCGTCTAATGTAATAGGCATATTACACTCCTAGTTTCTTGGCTTGTTCAGCCTTAAATGTTTCGTATGCTTGGCGAACTTCTGGTGTCCATGCGGCATTAGCAATATCTTTTACTTTTTGCTCTTGGTCGCTAATATCCATATCAGGAGTTAATACCCAACGATGGAATGTGCGGGATACAAACTCACCATCTCGCTCAATAATGGTAGCCTGACGGACTTGGATGTTCCAGTCATTTATGACCTCTACTCGGTCAATTTCTGTGCGTTCTGTAAGTGCCATTTTTGTTCCTAATTAATTACTCAGTAAAATACGAACCGCCAATATACAAGTCTGGAATTGCTGCCCATAAATCTGTGCCTATAAAAGGATTTCCATCCGTTTTGTAACATTCACAGGTAGTAAGATTGCCGCCAATATAAAGTGTTGGGACATTGACTGTTGTTGAATTAGTCACATTATTCGTATATGCCCAAGATACTGAACCTAGATTAAGACCAGCTATGTTTTTTGAGGTAAATGGTAAATTTCCAAAAGTTAAAGTAGAACCAACTCTTGTGCTACTGCTCATAGAAATTCTGATAGTAAAAGTAACAACATTACCAATTTTTGTATATCTTCCAAGTTGAGAAGTGTATGTTATACCAGTTAAACCAAGTGTAATTGTAGGAGTGAAAGTTCCTTCCTCATAATCATCTAGCGTATTAGCATCGGATGATGCGGACTGTGTTGCTGGAAAGGTAATACCAGCACCGCTAGTGGATGGGGTAGCGTTACCAACACCAATACAGTTATCGAACTGAACACCCTTAGAAGTATTGACCGTTACAGCAGTATTGCCAGCAGTTTGTAATGCTAGGTTTCCAGTAGCATCTCCAGTAATTGCTACGCCACCGCCACTTGCAGTTAAGGCATTAATAATTGATGGCATTATGCTACTCCTTCTAATTGCTCGTCAGTTGGGCGAGGTAGAGTTGGGTGTTCCCATTTTGCTATGTAATCGCCACGACCATCGCTGTCGTTTTGTAGGGCAATGTCACCAAAAGCAAAATCATAGTTTGCAAGTTCTGGATATATTGCAATAATTTTGTCGTATAGTGTCATGCCGACCTCGCTAAAAAACCTGAGAATTGTGTATTTGCGGATGTTGAAACAGAGGGAGATGTGCCAGATAAATAACAATAAAGTTCTACATAATCTGTTGAACCATTTAAATAAACTAAACCGTTGACAATTCCAATACCATCTGATGCTTGTACAGGAACATTTAAATTTCCTGATATTTCCGAAACACCGTTTTTATAAATTAATGCCCAAATATAAGTTGCTGAACCTGAAAAAGTAGCATACAAAGCACCGTTTATAAAATAATAACCAGCAACAGTTGGTGTAAACCTTGATGATGCAAAATTATTGTTTGTATCCCAATCTTCAGTTCCTAAAGTTACTTTTGTGTAAACTCCACTTGTAACTGATTGGTTTGTAGATGGTTTTGCTCTAAATGCTGGACCATTACCAGCAATATTTGGAGGAAAAGCTGATTGTGCGCTAACGCTTGTTAATACCGTAGCGTTTGCTGCTGGCAAAGTAAGCGTAGAGCTTCCAGCCACCGCAGTAGGCTGTAGTGTTATTGTTCCCGATGTAGCACCAGCGAGTACTATGTCACCCATAATTTATCCTCTATAAAATCACATAACGTGAGCCAGCGGGTACAGTAACGGAAACTCCGCTAGCTACCGTAATTGGTCCAACGCTAAAACCGTTTTTGTTAGTCGTAATCGTGTAATTGGCATTGATAGACTGAGTGTTTTCATAGATTGCACCACCAGCCTCAGCACCTCCACCACCGCCACCACCAGCCAATGTCCATGTACCGCCGTTATATACAACGGTATAGATACCATTAGCCCGTAATTCACCGCCAGAAAGGGCAGAGCCGTCTTCTGACACAATCGCTGCAGCCGTTCCAATCGTAATGCTGTTAACTTGGACGGTTAAAGTCGTAGCTCCAGTATTTTGTAAGTTAGCCTTAAATGTTAGGGTTAACCCTGTAGTTAACTGAGTCGTTGTAATGCCCGATGGATAGTTCAATACCACCGTATTTGCAGAACCAGTATCAGCAATGTAATTGCTATACAACGCCAAGTCGTTTAAGTTCGTAATAATGCTAGCAAAGTCAGCATCTAACTGCGACAACGGGATTGTCGTACTTGCTGTTGCAAATAGATTCGGTACGGAA